AATGTGACACAGATTCACATAGACGTCAAATAATAACAAAGCTCGAAAATATGAATAGACGTGAATATGGCGGGAATGATTTTGAATTACTTAATAGTGTATTGGCAGAACAAAGTAGAAACAGCAATTGTATTCATGGCAGAATCTTATACGATACTACGTGTAATAAAGCATATGTATATAACTGTGATGGAACCATACTTTGTGCTATACGTTTGTGTCACTTTGAACCATCATCTACGCAAAGAGGTCGTAGGTCTGAAGTAACATCTACTTTTGAAGAGGAACTTAATATTAACAATATTAACAATTTTAATAGGCTGATAGATAATGTAAGGGCATCTTCTAATAGTTATGAATTTGAGAGAGGATACTTTCGTAGTTTTGTCTCAAGCCGATTCAAAACATACATTCATCAATTTAATTATGTCCCAAAATACATAAAACATTTTATGCCTGGAGAATCAGAAGATACTACTCTCCTGCTCGGAGCAGAGATTGAAGTAGGTGGAAATAATAATATCTCTTCTGATAATGACAAAAATTCCACAGTAAAAAAATGTATTCAGATTATGAATGGATCTGATAGTGATGAAGAAAATCTTATTTACAGTACACATGATAGCACTGTACAGATTGAATTTGACACTATGCCATGCAGTTTGGAATTTCATAAGAACAAAATGAACTACCGTGAAATGTTCGAATATCTTGATAAAGAAGGATATAAAGGTCATGATTGTGAAACTGCCGGATTACATATTCATGCGAATCGTAGCTATTTAGGGAAATCAAGAATATCACAAGAGTTAGTTATATCTAAGATCCTTTATATTCTTGAAAAATTTAATGATGAAATTTGTGTGATTGCAAGGCGCGACAATGACTATAGTGAATTTGCCGGTGAAAAGCAAAATGAAGATTCAATAGTTGAACTGTATGGTAAGTATAAGGATAAAGGTAAACGTGCTGCATTGAATTTACAGCATAAGGATACCATTGAATTTCGTATGTTTAAAAGCACTTTAAAATATGAAACATTTATTTTTACATTAGAGTTTGTAAAGGATATTATTGATTATGCTAAGTCTGTTGATATTGAAGAGATTGAATTGGCAAAATGGTCCGATCTGATGAATTGTTTTTCTTCTGAATTACGTAAGTATTATGAATTTAGGTATCAGAAAAAAGTAAAAGATATAAACGGATCGACTGCAAAGCAAATTCGTAAACGAATCTCTAAATTAAAGTCAGAACTAAAAAATAGTATGAATTTCTTCCAAAAAACTAAGTTACAGCAGGAAATTAGCAATCTTGAGAAGGTATATAAAAAATTAAATAAAAAAGAGAAGGAAGTAGCGCAAGCGAAACAGAGAGCTATAAATTTTTATAATTCTATATAATAAGGAAGGAGAAATATCATTTGTCTGAATTCGGATTAAAAATAAAAAATATAAAGGCCGGAACTCTCTTTGGTTATAACCAGGGAATCAGAAACCGGTACGATTATACTGAAGCAATGTTCAGTAACAGTCTATTCAGTGATTATATTATACAGAATGGACTTAATGTTTGGAATGATACCAGTACACGAGATATTATTTGTCTTGATTTTGATTTTGGAAGTCGTAGTTATGAAGAAGAAATGGATCACTTGCTAAAGCAGTTTGGACCATTTGAACATGATAAATCTTTATCTGAGGAATCCAAGGAACGTATTAGAGCAATATTTCGAAATGTGATTGATAATAAAGACAATTATATGAAATGTTCCAAAGATGAAATCCGGGAAATATTCTATGAAAACGGTGTAAATGTTGAATACATTTCTTCATATACAAAGAAAGAAGGTGAAAAAAAGACTGTTATTAATTATAAAATGCTATACCGCAACTCTTCTAAGGCAAAAGTCGGACAGGTGATGTTTATTAACTCAAAGCTTTATAAAAAAGCATATAACTGGCTGACAATGGGTATTGGAAAGAAAATGCCGATGGAAAATGCTAAGATTGTAGAGATGTCGGCATATGCTCCTCTTACAACCAGTACAATAGTTGGAAAGTTCTATTGTCCTGTAGAAGCCATTCTTATTATTAAAGATACGGATAGTTTCTACAAGACAATAGCCAAGATCGTAAAAGCTGAGGATTATGTAGTTCAGGAAAAAGTTCTGGATGAAACTGCTACAGAAATTGCAAAGCAAAGAGCTATTGCTGAAGGAAAATTTTTAAAAGACGGTGTTACTCCGAAATATACTAAGAGATATAAACGAGTAAATGTTATAAAAAAGAAATGTGTCGTTCATGATGAAGAAACCGAGGTAAAAAATACTCTCTGGGATGGAGAAATGCTGATTGAATCTGATATTTTGCCGGAATGGGTTAATGGTATGGCTCTTTTAAGGCAGCATTTCTTTAAGGCATGTGGGATTCGTACTCATATTCAGTTATTTTTTAAGGATTGGTGCGAAAAAACTGGACATGATTATGAAACTTATGCAGTACAAGATATGTTCGGAGTTTGGCATAAGCTCAAGGATATTCGCATGATTACAACTGATAATGCTATTAAATGGAAGAAATTCATGAATTTAATGGGTAATACTCCTGCTGAAGCTTATAAGTATTGGTGTGATCGCGTAAATGCCGATGGATCTTACTGGGGGATAGTAAAAACCGATCATCCAAGTAAATTAGGCGGTGTGCAGCAGATGAGTTATCAGATGGTTAATACTCTTCCCTCCTATAATATAGATGTTCCATCTCCTTGCTCTACTGATGATGTGCGTAAACTGGCAAAAACCAGTGTGGATTATGTAGAGGGGATGAAAGATGATAACAATCTTTATGTACAGTATCTTAGGAAGAATGCTACGATAATAAATCATTATGAGATGCTGGCAGATTTATATGATTGGAATGAGGATTTTGGAAATAGTACATGGTTCCGATTAGAGAAACGTAAAATTATCAATCAATATGTGACAAGGCTTAGAACCGGAAAAATTACAATTGATGGAGATAATCTTACAATATTTGGAAATCCATATGCTCTTCTACTCAAATCTGTAGGAATGGATCCGGAATCAGATCCTACTCTTAATATTGAGCCAGGAACTATTCAATGTTATACAAAACGTTTTCAAGATGGAGAATATCTTTGTGGTATTAGAAATCCACATAACAGTCCAAATAACATCTGTTACTTACATAACACATATAGCGATGAAATGCAACGATATTTTGTATTCAGTAATAATATCATGGCAGTAAATTGTATTCATACAGATATTCAGGATCGTGCCAACGGCTGCGACTTTGATTCAGATTTCTTTTTTGTGACAAATAATGAAGTAATGGTTAAAAGTGCTAAGGCTGCATATGAACAGTATCCTACTATTGTTAATAAACTCAAAGAAAGTGGCCTTACATATAAGAATACAATGAAAGAATACGCTCGTATGGATAATAAATTCGCCAAATCACGTATTGGTATTGGAGAATCAAGTAATCTCGCACAGCTTGCAATGACTTATTATTGGACTAACCCAAGTCGTGAATTATATGACAACTTTGTTATTCTTTCGGTACTAGCTCAGGTTATTATTGACGGATGTAAACGTGAATATGAAGTGGATGCTATAGAAGAAATAAAGCGTATTAAAAAACTTCCTTGTATGCAGCAGTTAGAGGAAGTTGAGGACGAATTTGGTAATAAGAAACAGGTGCGTCGAGATTTTCCAGAATTCATGAGATATACGCGTAAGATTCAATATACAAAGAACGGTAAAGAGGTGGAAAGAGAATTGGTTGATCAGCAGAAAGAAAAGTTATCTGGAAGAATTTCTTCCTATTATATATGTCCGATGAATAGTTTACAGATTGTTATGAATGATATCAAGCCGATACATTCTACTAATACTATTCCTACTGAAGATCTTGTAATAAAAGTAAAAGGCAAAGCAAACGCTAGGCAAATGGAAAAAATTTTAGGATATGCAAAAGAACTTGAGCTTTTAAGTAAAGATAATATGTCTGATGATGAAATTCTTGCATATACCGAGAGATTCGATCAGATTTTAGCGGAATTAAGAAAAATAAAAATAAAAAATCCAAAGACTATGAGCAGATTGATTGAAATTGCTCTTAATACAAGTAATATGGGAAGAAAAAAGGATTATTCACGTTATACAAGAAATCTTCTTAATCTATTATATAGAATGGACAGAGAAGCATTCTTACAAAATTTCTCGAAAAACTGCAGAATGTCTGAAAAAAAATCAGCCTAAAACCCTTTAAAAGTAACAAAAATCGTAAATACAAATTCGTCCGGTATATGAGGGGAATAACTTTTCGCTTCGTTGCATCTTCAGGCACATATTTTGCGCAGGATATGTGTACATGTATGCAGACAGCTGTTTGAAGAAAAGCGAAACTCTCCGCGCTGTCTCCAATGCGTGTTTAAATATGGGATTCGAATTTTTTTGTGTAGTAGCCTGCCGTGGGCGTTAAATACACGGCTAAAAAAAATCAAATATATTTGACTACAAGGAGAAAGATCATGAGTAATTATAGAATGTCCAAAGGGACAACAGAACACTTTACATCACTTGAAGAAATGAGAACTGCATGGGGAATGAAGCCCGTGACAAAGAAAACTTCTGATAAGAAGAAATTAAAAGAACAACAGGAAAGATTTCTTAGTAAACATAAGTGTAAAGCATGTGGCACCCCAATGACATATATACATGGTAATGTTATGGCTTGTAAAAATCCTGAATGTAAAGGGATTGAAATCAAGCGCGAAGATAAAGACGGTAATGAAATGGTATCATATATCAATTCCTTCTGTACTTTAGACGATCTTGGAGCTGAAATTGCATCAAACATTTTCAGCGAATAATTGAAAATTAAATATTGATAATTCAAGGCAGTGTGCTGGTCAGTACACTGCTTTTGCTTTATATAACTATTATTTTTATGAGAAAAAGGAGAACTAACAATGAATAAAGTTGAATTAATTAAGGCTGTTGCAGAAGCAACAAATAATACACAGAAAGATATTAAAGTAATTATGGAAGCTGTGCAGGATGTAACATATGGTGCGCTGGTTGAAGGCGACGAGGTAAAACTGATGGATGGTGTTACTCTTTCTGTTGTACATAAAGATGCACGTATTGCACGTAACCCAAGAACAGGTGAATCTGTTGAGGTCGATGCAAAGAACGCTGTAAAATGCAAATTTGGTAAGGCAATTAAAGACGCTGTTAATGCGTAAATAATACTTTGAGCCTGTAGAAATACAGGCTCTATATTGGAATGTAGGATAGTTTGGCAATCCGCCTGGTTTGGGACCAGGACATCGCACGTTCAAATCGTGTCATTCCAACTGCGGGATAGAGGAGTGGATCCTTGCTAGGTTCATACCCTAGAGACGATGGTTCGAATCCATCTCCCGCTATTTGGTATATACAAATGTATATGCCAACCCTTTCTGTTTAATTAATTACATTATGGAGGCTTGGCTCCGATAGTGCGCTGTGAGGCGTATAAAGGCAGATTTACACACTGTCGCTGCGGTATAAGCAATTATATTGCAGTCAATCTAAGCAAAACTGACATGCCAGAGACTCAAAAGGTCTCGTTTCGTATAGGTAAGTGAAAAGATTAAATCCTATGCGGAAATAGTATCATGAAACAGGGAACGATAAGGTGGTCCAAGGGCGACTGCTGAGGAACACTTTCCGGCCGCAAACTGGATAGTTCATGCAAACTGTGAAGATATGATGGTGAATCAGGAGGCTATTCAATCTGAGCATTTATTAAGCAAAGGTGATAGCCATTTGTATAAGTGAATTGGTATGTGCCAAATTAGCTTGTATGGACATTTAGTAGGGATAATAACCGAACGATATGAAGGTGTGATGTATTCTTATCCTCAAAAGGGATCGGAGCGTCTGGTGTAGCACATCTTCAGTAGAGAAGACTTTCAGATAATAATTACTTATACTTATTGAATTTTAAAATGTTAAAAGATTTAATAGAAACTACAAAGTAGAATATTATATTATACAGCGAAAGTCTACACCTCTGCATAACGAAAGCAGCCTAATACCATAGTATATTTTATGCAATATGGTCATTGATGAGTCTCGCAAGACTCTGATATGTTTGTCCGATTCTGCACAGTGTTCTTAGCGGAACTTTGTGGCGCGGCAGCGTCAATGGAATGATGACAACAGAGTAGTTATGTGGTTAAAGAGAAGTGCCACTCTTAAACAAGGCGGTTGTTGAAGCTTACTATATGTGCGCGAAGCGGCGTATAGTGGATAAGAAAAGAAACCATAATGTTTCGAAAGAGCTTCTATATTTATGTGTAATCTCAGCATAAATAAAAAATATTGGAAAATAGTTTAACTGGCAAAACATGATCTCGCGAATCAAATGTAGGTTCAACTCCTGCTTTTCCAGCTTAAATATATGGGAAGTGCCAATATGAAGCTACTTATGATAGAAATGCGGCATTTTTTGAATAGGTCTGAAAGAACACGAGCCGCGGATAATTGTGTTTTAGTAAGTAATAAAATAAAAAGAGGGGCAGCACCTCTGCTTCCCTGATAAGTCCGGTTAGTCTAGCGGTATAGGACACTGCCCTTTCAAGGCGGTAACATGGGTTCAAATCCCGTACCGGACATTTTTTTTGCTACTTTGGCGTAATTGGCAGGCGCAGCAGACTTAAGATCTGCTTCCAATAATGGAGTCTGGGTTCGAGTCCCAGAAGTAGTATTTGGGAGTTATGGGGATACTCTCAAAAGTTTTGGATTTTAAAATTTAGTCTTTTGAATTGGTGTTCTTTTTTATGGAGAGGACAGATTATCCTCTCCTCCATCTCTAAGTTTACAATTAATTTGTGACATTTCCCAAGACGCTTGTTATATCAGGTATACAAGAAGAGGCGTTAAGCGGGGATTTATTCAGGAAGTCTGCACCTGTACCTGAAAGTGAAAACGAAAAAGAACGTAGTCAATTTGACTCTATAGGATAACGGCTATTCCGTCTGACTGTCTATCAGAAGATTCCGGGTTCGAACCCCGGTAGAGTCGTTATTTTGCAAAGTAAATTCACTAGGTGTGGAACTGACCTGCTAAGTCATGTGATCCTATATTGGGATTGAGTTTCGATTACTCTGCTTTGCGTTACAAGATATGTAGATTACAGCCCACCTCCTGTGGGAATTCGTAGGTGAAAATCCTACCATGTAACTCTTGGTTATGTGATTGTAGCATATCATGAATATAAAGATAACCGGATTGATTCCGGTTGAAAGGCAGGATCAATTTCCTGCCTTTTATTTTTTATTGACTGGTACCCGGTCTGACAATCTGGAAAGACAGATATTTAAGGCAACGTGGCAGAATTGGCAAATGCTCCTGACTTGAAATCAGTGAATCCGAAAGGGTATGTGGGATCGAGACCTACCGTTGTCGTTTATTCATTTAATTGTGGTCAATTAGTTAAATTGATAAAGAGAATTATAAGGATATTCCTTGTCTCTGCCTCTAAAATACGAGGTGATATAAATGAAAAATATAAATGAATATAATCAAAATCCACATTATTGTAAACAATGTAATAAGCCTATTCTATGTACTGATTCTTCTAAACTATCACAGGTTAAGAAGAAGATATTTTGTAATTCTAGTTGTGCTGCTTCATACAACAATAAAAATATTGTTAGAAATCCTAAAGGAAATCCAGAAAATTTTAAACATATGGGGAAGAAGTGTTTGATTGATAACTTTACTGATAAAGAAATTATTGAATTGTATACAAGTTCCTCCAATTTACTTGAATTTTCGAAAAAGTTAGGATATAAAACAGAACTAACATCTTCTTATACATCTGTAATTAACAGACTTAGTTCGATTGGTATAGATATCAATTCATTACCAAAATTATCTCAGAACCCTAAAATTATATATAAGCCCAATAAAAGTAGCAGGACTTGTACGGGATGTGACACTCAAATATCTTATTACAACAAATCGGGTATGTGTCCAAAATGTTTGAAAGAAAAACAAGATAAAGAACAAATTGACAAATGGTTACAAACAGGAGATACCGGATATTCGATTTCTTCTACGATACGTGGGTGTATAAGAAAATATATATATGATGAGCAGAATGGAAAATGCGCAATTTGTAATATGGACGATATATGGAATGGTAAAAAAATTAATTTTATTTTAGATCATATTGATGGTAACGCAGCAAATAATGATAGATCCAATATGAGATTAATTTGTCCTAATTGCGACAGTCAATTAGATACATATAAATCAAAAAATAAAAATTCTGCTAGAAATTTTAGACATAATTACAATGAAAAATATTCCGCTAAAGCATCTTAGCGGGTTTTATCCTTATAGTTTAACTGGTAAAATATCTAACTTTATATTTAGAAGTTCAATGTTCGAATCATTGTTAGGATACTGTGACTATGGCAGACTTGGCAATGCAGCGGATTGTGGTTCCGCCTTATATGGGTTCGAATCCCATTAGTCACCTTTATTTGCGCCTTTCGTATAATTGGTAGTACAACCGGCTCCAACCCGGTTAGTCAGAGTTCAAGTCTTTGGGGGCGTGTTAGGTAAGTTCCAGATACCTTGTAGCGAAAAAATCTGGCGGGATTTAGTCAGGACGAGACGCGGCTAAGTTTTTTAATAATTTTACCGAAAATTATATGGAAAGTTAAGGTTCCAACAGAATATATGACCTCCACTTATGGTTATATATTCGATAAGGGTAGCTGCCCATCTTAACACAAGGGAGAGTAGCCTAGCGGCGAAGGCAAGGGACTGTAAATCCCCCACAAAGAAACATCGAAGGTTCGAGTCCTTCTTCTCCCATGAGGTTGACAAATTAAATCAAAATTCCATAAAACAAGTAGATAAGTTTTACCATGGAAAGTGCTTGCACTTTGATTGGGTTTATTAAAGGTTTTTGTCTCTGATTGCAACAGATAATGAGCCTTTGAGTCTACAAATAAATAAAAGTGAGGAAACTTAATTGGTTAATATCAGTCAAAAAGAAGCAGAATACTTACGTAATCATGGAAGAGCTTTTGATGTGCGTGTACGTAATAAACACCATAAAAGTAAAGCAAAAAGCTATTTTCTTGTAGAGCATGTTCGTAGTGTCGAGATGTTAAACAGATACAGAGAATCAATCAATCAGACCGATTTTCTTACTGTAAAACCGAGAGATAAAGATTTTCGATTTTAAGCAGTAAAATAATTTGAAAGTTGGTGTTTGACATAGGTAGGAAGAAAAAAGAAGATGGCATTTACTTTATAGGTCAAAATGCTGACGATGTTACAGGTAGCTGCACTTATATAAAATATAATGGAAAAAAAATATTACTTGAATGCGGATTATTTCAAAACAATAATTATCTGGATTCATATAATATCAATTCTCAGAAATTTCCATTTAAACCTTCAGAGATCGACTATGTTTTTGTAGGACATACACATGTTGATCATATTGGTTTACTTCCAAGGTTAATAAAAGAAGGTTTTAATGGAAAAATTATCGCTTCACATGCAACTGCTCAATTAATGAAACCATTATTATATAATTGTGCTTTTATATTGTTGAGTGAAGCAAATGCTTTATCGTTTAAATATAAACGTAACTACTCTCCTATTTACACAGAAGAGGATGTAGCTACGACTTTAAATTATATATATGAATATGATAATGTACATGAATTATATGTTCTTGATGAAATAGTTTCTTTTAAATGGTTTGAAAATAGCCATTGTCTCGGAGCTAGACAGCTTCAATTAATTCTTAAAGATCAAAATGGTGTATCAAATTCTATATTGTACACTTCTGATATTGGGTCCCTGAATACAAAAAATCATTACGTTCCAAATACTGAAATTCCAAATGTTTTTAATAAAGTATCCATTATGGAATGTACATATGGAGAACCAGGCAGAATTAATAAAAAGACAAGAAAATTTGATTTAGAACATTTAAAAGCAGCAGTTGATACGGTTACAGAACGTGGAGGAACAGTAATCATGCCATGTTTTAGTTTCAGCCGTACACAAGAAATTCTTACCAATTTATATAACATTTTTCATGATGATATAAATTTCAAATATGACATTGTAGTTGATTCAATATTATCATGTGATATTTGTGATCTATATACGACTCTTCTATCTGAAGACGATTTGAAATTATGGAATAGTGTATGCAATTGGGAGAATGTGAAGTTTATAAAAGAAAAAGAAGATTCCTTAGCATGTGTAAAAAATCATTCACCAAAAATTATATTAAGTAGTTCTGGATTCTGTACAAACGGCAGGATCCTTTCTTATTTACATGAATATTTGAATGATGAAAAAAGCATGGTGATTTTTAGTGGATATACGGGAGCAGACAATTCTTATTTATCATATCGAATTAAAAATTATAAGGAAAATAAATTTATAAAAATAAGTGGCGATAAGGTTGAAAATAAAGCTGACTGTATTTCTTTAGGTACATTTTCAAGTCATGCCAATAGAAATGAACTAATTGAATTTGGATCGAAGATAAATACAGAAAAATTAGTTTTAGTTCACGGATCTGTTGTCGCGAAAAACAGTATAAAGGAAGACTTAAAAGAAGCCATATCTAAAGAAAACAAATCATTTAAAGTGATTGCTTCATCAAAAGATATGGTTATTTATTTATAGGAGAACAAGGAATATGGAATTTTTAGACATTTTAGAAGACGATAGTCTCTATCAGAGCACTATTAAGGAGCATTTAAAAGAAAGAAAAATTATTGTCAACGAAACTATTGATGACAATGTTATTGAAAATATATGTTTAATGATCATGAAATGGAATAAAGAGGATAAGGCACTTCCGGCATCATGTAGGAAACCAATTTATCTCTATCTCAATTCAGATGGTGGTGATGTTATTTCCGGGTACCAGGTATTAAGCTCTATTAAGACGTCTGTTACTCCAATTATTACAGTGGGATTTGCCAAATGTGCTTCTATGGCATGTTATATTCTGGCCGCAGGACATAAACGTTACTGCTTCCCAAATACAGTAGTTCTTTATCATGATGGACAGACTGGATATGTAAGTTCATCTAATAAAGGTAAAGATATTCAGAAATTTTATGATAAATTAGAGCAACATCTGAATGATTTTATGGTAGAACATACAAATA